GAACAGGCTCGGGTCGCGCACGCGGACCTTGCGCACGTCGACCGAAGAGTCACCCTCAGGAGTCTTGGCCTCGATGCCGTAGTCATAGACCACGCCGATGGCGCCGCCGCTCACGACGACGTCGAGCAGCCCGGCGTTGTCCACGAGGCTGGCCGAGATCGTCACGCCGGCCTGTGCGCGAAGCGTGTAGCTCACGTCCTCGACTGGAACGCCCTCGGCGACCACGCGCGTGACGAACTCGCGGAAGTCGAACCGCACCGTCACGATGTCCGTCGGGCGCTTGACGATCACGTCGGCCATCAGCACCACTCCACGGAAGCGGTCGAATGCGATCGACCCATGCCCTTGAACACCCGGTACTGCTCGGTGCCGATGCGGTTCTCGAACATCTCGCGCTGCAGCGCGGCCAAGCCGTGGTCCGTCCAAGGCTTCTTGGGCAATGCGCACAGCGAGGCGATGGCACCGGCGGCGACGGCCTCAGTGTGCGCGGCGAAGTCGTCGAGCCAGGTCGCCGAGGTCAGCGACGGCTTGACCGCGATGTCGGTGACGATCGAGGCCCCCGCGCTCGGCGTCGGCGACAGCGTGAAGTCCTGGCCGCCGGAAGCCAGCGTGCAGAGGTTGCTCACGCCCTGGCGCGCCAGGCGCCGGCCCGCCGCGCCGTTGGGCACGTGGTACTCGGTGCCGTTGACCTCGCAGGCCAGCAGCTTGACCAGCTCCTGCCCGTCACCCATCTGCAGCGTGTAGGTTGCGACGCCGGCCTGCGCGGTGATCGCGTTGGCCTGGTACTGCCAGCACAGCGTGCGCGCGCAGAACTCACGCGCCGCCTTGCGGATGTGGTCGATCGCCAGGATGTCCGAGCACCCGGGCGTTGAGGGGAGCACGCTCGGCAGAAGGTCGGCCCATTCCATGGCCGCCCCTTACCGCGCCTGCCCCAGCGGCTCCGGCGCGAATGGCAGGCGCTGAAGGTTCGGGTTGGTCCCCGTCAGTGACGTGACGATGGCGTTCAGCCCACCGACGAACTTGGAGGTGAAGGCCACGGCCTTGCCCTCGTCGCGCCAACTCGTCTCCTTCATGTGGGCTCGCGCCACCATGTAGTCGACGATCATCTCGAGGTACTGGTCCGCGATCTTGATGACCTCGGTGCTCGAGCCGCCGGCGCTGTAGTCCTCGTTCCCGACGTTGGGCACCTTCAGCGGCTGCGCGGTGTAGCCGAACTCCAGCCACACGGCCGGGGTGGCCGGGATCGGCGGGTAGACGTGGAAGTAGCGCGGGAAACGCGGGTCGTACATGACCGCGTCGACGCGGTTGTACGTATTCGTCGCGGTGTGCCAGCCGGCCGAGAACGCATCCAGGTCCTCGCGCGGCACGACGCGCGCCACGCGGCCCGGCGTCAGCCCGTCAGTGCCCATGTTGCGGAACGACTCGAGGAACTGAACGCCGATGATCGACGTGTTTGGCGTGGAACCATCGCCTGGCTTGCAATCAGCCGCCGCGATGGTCTCGATGCTCTGTCGCGTGCCGGCCTTGAGCTTCACCGCGTCGATGCGCGAGCACGCCGACGGCAGGAACATCGTGATTGCGACCTGCGCGTCATTCAGCCAGTTGATGGCCTCGACTTGCGGCACGCGAATGAACTGGGGCGACAGGTCGTGGATCAACCCGCCGAAGCGGTACAGCACATCCTTGACCAGCACGGTCGCCGCCATGGCGTCACTCGCCCTTCGTCAGCGCTTTGACGAGGCGGTCGCGGATCGTCTCGTCCTTCGCGTTCGGGTGGATGGCGATGTCGTTCTCCGCCGCGAACTGCAGGAGCGCGACCTTGTCGAGCGTGCGCAGGTCCACGGTCTTGTCGCCGTCGGTGATGACGTAGGGGGAGGCGTCGCCTTCGTCCTCTTCGTCGTCCTCGGCCACCACCGGCGCGCCATGGATGCGGTAGGCCTCGCTGATGGCGAGCAGCCGATTGAGCGCGGGCCCGGCAGGAACTTCGGCCACGAACTCGCCCTTGTCGTTGGGCTTGAACTCGACCTTGCCATGCGCGGCCAGGTCGGCCACGTGCGAGGCCTTGATGTGCGCGCGCACGGTGCGCCGGTAGGCGTGAACGATGGGCATCCGCCCCTCCTTCAAAAAGGGGGCAGCACCAGCTGCCCCAAGACCACGGAGAATTAGCCCTGCAGCCAGAGCAGGACCTGGCCGGTCTTGCCCGAGCCGGCGTAGGTCGCCGCTGCGGTCGTGCACTTGAGGTCCAGCGTCCGCTCGGTCGTGGTCACGCCTTGCGCGGCCACGGAGGTGCTGTTGCGCACGACCGAGGTGGATTGGCCGGCCGTCAGGCCAGTGCCCCACACTTCCGTGTCTAGGTCGGTTCCGCCGGCGTTCTCGATGCCGAGCGACCAGGCGAGCGCCGGCGTGCCGGTGTCGATGTCCGGGAAGACCAGCGCCCAGTCCAGGCACTTGACGCCGATGGGCAGCTTGCACAGGCGAATCAGGTCGTTCGCCGAGTAGGCGGCCGAAGCGAACTCGACGTCGACGGCCACGACGCGAACGCCAGCGTCGTCGGGTTGCGGAACCGGGCGCACGCCCGTGTATGCCTTGGTGGTGGTAACAGCCACGATGAATTCCTTTCAGGTGAGGCTCGCGAGAAGGCCCCCGAAGGGGCCTCACTCATCAGGCGTTCGGATCGACTGCGTAGGTGTCCATGGCGAACACGCCAAAGTCGCGCTCGACGCTGCCGTCCTTGGACTTGTAGCGAACCTTCTTCACACCGAAGATGGAGTTCGAGCCGATCTTTACGGCGTTGCCGTGGTCCTTGACCTCTTCGGTCCAGTCGAAGCGCAGACCCGTGCCCGGCGAGCCGAAGGCGATCGCCGCGGCCTGGGCGCCGAGGAACAGTGCGCGGCGTGCCGGCAGGTTGGTGCCCGCGCCGTAGTCGCTGAAGCCCACGACGTTGCGATGCTTGTGCAGCACCACGTCGGCGTAGACGCCGCCGTTGTTCTTGTACAGCGGCGCCTTCGTGCCTTCGGCAGCCGCGGCCGCCTTCTGGATGTCGAGCCACTGGCCGGTGTTCGTGTTCGACTTCATCGCGTCGTACTGGAACGTGTGCATCAGGCACACGTAGCGCTCGTCGCCGTCGATCTCGCAGGGCAGCATCGAAATCTCGTCGCTGCCGTCACCGCCCATCGTCTCGGCCTTGGCCACGGCCTTATCGATCAGGCGCAGGTCGAACGGGTCGTCCGAGGCGATCGAAGCCTTCGACGTCGCGTTGCCGCCGTACATGATGTGCGCCGAGTCCGGCGCGGCCAGCGCGTTGACGTTGAAGAACGCCGAGCCGGCCGGCCAGATGTAGCCGGTCTGCGTCCCGCGCGAGCCCGACAGGTAGATGAAGAACAGTTCGTCGTAGAGCCGCTTCCACCAGTCGCTCATCACGCGCTTGGCATCCGTGCGGATGTTGCGCAGCGTGCGCTTGCGTGTCATGCGCGAGCCGAGGTCCGCACCGCCGCGCACCTGGTCGATGCGCATCTTGTCGGTGTAGTACTTGAGCGGCTGCTCTTTGCCGTCCAGGGTCTCGTCGCCGACGACGGGCTCCATGTTCATCGGCATCAGCAGGTCATAGGTGACCTCGTCGCCAGCGTCGGACTCGAGTTCGTCCATGCGCTGGATGGGCAGGCGGCTGTCCTTGCCCATGCCCATCATCTTGCGAGCGAAGTAGCTCGACTTGTTCACGGCCACGCCCAAGGCGGTGGACCACTTCTTGACTGCCTGGGGGTCATTGACCCCGATCACGGTACGCATACGCGCAGCTCCTTCAACGTTGGTTGATGGGCTGCACTACTGCGCGGCCTTACGACGAGACAACCGGGCTCTCGCCTGCCCTTCCTATCACGCCGGCGCGGGTTGCGCCGCCGGCGTCTGGATCTTCTTCACCTCGGTTGGCTCCTTGAACGTGAAGCGCAACCGAGCTCGCTGGCCTGACTTCTCTTCGACCCGGACAACGATGACGCCACCGATGTCCAGGGTCTCGCCCTTCTTCACGTCAACCAGCAACACGTACTGCTTGCTCATGAATTGAGCCACCGCTCCTGCTGCTCCGCCGTCATCTTGGTGACCGCCTTCTCCAACTCAGCGCCATCGAGATTGGCGAGGTGGGAGAACTCGTCACCGCTGATCGTCGCGTCAGCCGCAGGAGGCACACGCGAAAGCGTAGGGGGGATTAGTGACTTGTCAACCGGAGTGCGCGCTGCTTTTGCAGGCGCAGGCGCTGCTGCCGGCTTCGGTGGTGTCGGCGCTGCAACAGGAGCGGGTGCAGGGGCCACCTTCGGCGTCACGCCACGCATCGCGCACACCATGCGATGCGCCTCGAGACTGATCGCGGCGAACGACTTGCCCTTGCTGTCCGGGTCAGCGTAGAGCACCTGGAGCGCGCGATTGAACTGGCCCTCGGCTTTCGCGTCCTTCGCGTAGTCGATGCTGCCTTCCGTCTTGGCGATCTTGACGATGCCGTCGATCACGCGGCGCTGCTGTTGCTCTGCGTTCGCAGCGTTGGTCTCGATGCGGGCCTGGTTGGCCGCCTCGGCCGACACTGCCGCGGTGAGCTCGCGCCGCGCGGCCTTCATCTGCGCGTTGCGCTCGTCGTCGGTGAGTTCGTTGGCCGACCACTTCTTCTCGATGTCGTCGATCTTGGCTTCGGCGGCCTCGCGAGCATCGGCGAGTTTCTTCGGGTCCTGCACCTGCACGAGGATGGGATCAGGGATGTCGACCTCGCGCGGCAGTTCGGGCGCTTCCTCTGCGGCCGCGGGCGGCTCGGCCGGCGGCTCGACAGGAGCGGCGGCCGCTTCCGGTGCCGGCGCAGGCGCTTCGACCGGAGCCG